AACTGAGCGCAGACCTTCCCGACAGCGAAGCGTACACCGCACCGGAACTGTTCCCGATGTGGGCGATCAAAGCATACGAAACAGGCGACAGAGTGCAGTATCAAGGCACACTGTACAAATGCTTGCAGGCACACACGGCACAGAGCGACTGGACACCCGACACGGCAGTAAGCCTGTGGGTCAGAGTGGATGACCCGAGTGCAGAGTTCCCCGAGTGGAGACAGCCACAGGGAAGTCATGATGCTTACAGTAAAGGCGACAAGGTAAGCCACAATGGAAAGCATTGGCAGAGTGATATAGATGCCAATGTATACGAACCTGGGGTATATGGGTGGAGTGAAGTATGATATTAAGCAATAAGATATATGAAAACACCAGAACAATTCGTAAATCAGTACAATCATAGAAATATCGATATCGATGGAGTCTATGGTACTCAGTGTGTAGACGGTTTTAAAGCGTTTCTGTTATGGGCAGACATTCCGATAAGACCTACTCCTAATAATTGGGCAGATGGTTATTGGACTTGTCTCGATGCTAATGGAAAACCTGTACAGAGTCTTATCGATTGGGAAAACAAGTACTTCGAGCGGATAGAACCAAGCCAAGTCAGAAATGGTGATTGGTGTATATGGCTGAAAGATTCGAGCTGTAAACTTAGTCATATATCGATGTACTTTAATGGAGAATACTTCGGAGAGAGACAGATCACTAACGATCCGTCTTTTTCTTTAGTACCTCTCCAGGCAGACTTCGCAGGAGCGTTACGATGGAAGGGATGGAATATGCTTCAGTTTAAAGATGGTTATCAAGAATTAAAATACAATGGACAGTCTATCCTGGTATATCTCCAGAGTGACGAGAAAATCGGTATGCTGTCAGCAGGAACAAATGGACATACAGTAGCTCCTATAGAATTGATCGATGATGACAGAATTCATTTCTGTAAGACCAATGCAAGTTACTTCCAGATGTCGCATTCTGCCGAAGATCCTTATGGAACAGTGTATGGTGTTGTACAATCCTTTAACTACAGCCAAGAACCGAAACAGGGAAAATTCTTAGTTTACGCACTCAAGAACGATGGTTCTGTAGTGATGTGTTCTGATAATGACTATTGGCTGACGAAGCAAGATGTACAGTTTGCAGTGAGTCCTGCTGTAGTCATGCTGAAGGATGGAATGGACACAGAATTACTGTCTCCTGCAATTGATCCTGGGAAGATCACCACAGCAAACACACAGACTCTGCTGATGCGGATGGACAGTGGTAAATTCGCATTGGTATGTGTAATCGGTAAACTGAATCTGTATGACTGCCGAGCATTTGCGAAGAGTTATGGTGCTTCCGATCTGATCGCATTAGATGGTGGTGGATCAACACAGATGCATACTGCAGAAAGACTCTATTCCACAGGGAGAGCGATTCCGAATGTACTGACACTGTATAAAGACAAGCACGAGAGCGATACAAGCGATTCTCAGCCGATTTCAGACGAGAATGATACAATTATCATAGATGATGAGAAACCTGTAGAAATACCTGTATCGAGCGGAGATTATCTGTTCAAGATGTCTGATAAGACATACGATGCACTGAAATTCTTCGTAAACATTATGCCATTGATCGTGGTTCTCTATTGTTCCTTGGCTGATACCTGGGGCTTACCATTCTCTAAGGAGATAGTCGCTACGATCTCAGCGATAAATGTATTCATCAATTCGATTCTTAATCAGTCGAGCATAGGATACCAGAAGGAGAAGAAATGATAGAGAACATTACTATAGGACAAGTGATAGTGGTAGTGTCTGCTATCGTAGCACTCTTCAAATTCCTCGAATGGACATGGACTAAATTTGTTGATCCGCATCTTAAACATGAACAGGTATTAACTCAGACAGAGAAAGATATCAGAGAGATTAAGGAAATGCTGAAGAATGACTATCAGAAACTGATAGACCATGATACCAGGATAACTCGATTAGAGCTGACTACGAAAGAATCGGAAGATGATCGAAAAGATTTGCATGAGTCTGTCAGAGTGACGATGGTAGCACTCCAAGCCATGTTGAAATCTATGGTAGACAAAGACAACAACATCAGCGGTATCCACAAAGCAGAATCGGAAATAGAGAAGTATCTACAATCCAAAATCTAGAGCAGAGCAATCTGCTCTTTTTTTATTGACTTATGGAGTCTATAAATCAAGTCCAAAACTTTTTCAACAAATTACTAAATAAGTGTTGACTACTACTAGCAGTATGGTATAATGATAGTGGAGATAAGGAAGGGAGATACGAACATGACAAAGCTTAGTAATGCACAGCAGAAGGTACTCGATGAAGCAAAGGCAGATATCGATGAAGCAAGACAGAATAACTATTACGATTGGGTAAGAATCCATGGCTACATGAGATGGAATGGTAAACTAGTCAGCGATTTCACAGACGAAGAAATCGATGCGATGGATGCGGATGAAAACGCAAAAAGATACAATGTACGAGACAGAGAGAGATACGAAAATATAAAGAACGGAATTGTACGGTGCCATACATCTAGCAAAACCATCCAGAAATTAGAAAAACTTGGATTGATTGAAATCATTCGAGATAGCAACGGAGAATGGTATGGCTTAGATACAATAAAAATTCTTAACTACTAGTAAACATCGGTGAAGCGATAACACCATAACAACACTAATCTAAGAGAGGAGAACAAACAATGAAATTCGAGAGATCAATAGACAGCACATATACCGCATATCAGTATACCTGCGGTAACTACCTCATCAAGTACTCACACAGCAAGAATATGTTCGCAGGAAGAGAAATGGCTAGAGCATATCAGTACTACAGAATTATCAGAGTAGGTGAAGGACAGATCGCAACAGCAAACACATTGAAAGAAGCGAAGAAGATCGTTACAGAGTTAATTGAGAAGGGAGAATAACAATGGAAATCACGAACAAAGCATTAATGAAGATGATCGAGAAAGCGAACTGCAGAGAAGTACTGTATCGAGTAACTGAGTATGAGAATGACGAGAATCTCAGTGAATATGGATTCGTACTCGAACAGGTAGAGTGGACAGTGGAAGACTTTGAAGATGATGGTCACTGTCTCGGAGAAGAACTATCAGAAGCCAGGAGTCTTCTGTGGGAAACAGACTACGGAAAGAGAATCCCAATCGATATTGCAAGAGGATTCCGACCTAAGATTGGATATGATCCGCAGACGATCCAGAGAGCGAAGGACACTGTGAACGAGTACAACAGAACAAAGAGACTCTACCAGAGACTTCTGAATAAAGCAGACGAGCTGAACAGCGTAGAACAGTGAGGAGAGTAATATGCCTGTAAAGGAGTATGACAAGAGATCACATAAGAAGTACAACAGAGAGAAGATGACATCTATATCATTCCGATTACACAATGTAACTGATGCGGATTTGCTCGAAGTCTACAGGAGCATTCCAGACAAGATGAAATGGTTTCGGGAAGCACTGAGAAGAGAGAAAGAGGAACACTGATTCCTCTTTTTTGTGATACAGTTGTGATACAGTTTAGTCTGTAATAGTCTGAAATGATGTGCGTAATCTAGCAGATTCATGCTACAAAATGCAGTGATTTGCAGTGTTTTACATCTTCTGATAGTATCTGGAGTACTATGCAATCCGCATAACTAAAGCATTATTTCACTGTCTGATACAGATTTGATACAGAAAATTGTTTGGAAATATTATCGACCATGTCTCTCTCTGTCTTTTCGAGCAGATGCGTATAGACTCGAAGTGTAGTTGAAATATCAGAATGACCTAGGTATCTGGAGACAGCGACTATATCACATCCATTGTTGATTGCGTTTGTAGCGAAAGAATGTCGAAGATCATGGACTCTAATTTCTTTGACTCCTGCCTTAGATATCGCAAGCTTGAATACACGATGAATAGAGCTGTTTCTGAGTGGCTTTTCTTCTCCGAAGATAAATGGTCTTTCCTCGTTACATCGATCCAGGAGCGGTCTCAAAATGCGTGAGAGAGCATCTGGAATGGAGATATATCTGTCTGAATTGTATGTCTTTGTTCCTCGTATATGAATTCGGTTTCCATCAACATCAGTATAGAGTAGGGAAGCACATTCCATTTCTCGCATACCTGTCCAATAGAGCATGATGAAATATACCTGGTAATGTTTCAGATTCACCTGGGAGATAAATCTATCGAACTCTTCTACAGTCCATGTCTGAATTTCCTTCTTGGCTGTTTTGAACGGTTTCAAACCTACAGTGTAATTCGGCAGATCATAGAACTCAGAACCGTACTTGAATATCTGCTTCACCACACGAAGCAACAGATTCTTAGTCACAGGAGACAAATCGAGAGACTGTACATATAGATACCATTTCATGATTATCTTCTTGCTCAGTTTTGAAAACATCACATTACCGAATGTGACATATTTGTATATCATCGGAATCTGTCTGATCCTGGTCGCATCTGATACTTCTCTGTACTGATAGTAACTCTCTGTTAAACCGAAGAAAGTAATATCATTGGATGTTTCTTCTTTGTAGGATGCTTCATACTTTAGTGCTTCTCTCTTAGTCGGGAATCCACGTTTTAGAATCTGCCTGTTGTTCCTGGAAAACTTAACATACCAGGTATTTCTTTCTTTATCTCTGTATGCAGGCATTCTGTGCTTTCCTCAGTATTTCGTACATATCACAGCCAACAGCATCACAGTATCTTTCGAGATCATCTACAGTGATTTGTTTTCTTCCTAACTCTATCTTGGATACAGTGTTCCTGGATGAGAATCCCATCTTAGAAGCTACATAAGCCAGGGAATAATTTCGTCTTTCTCTCTCTTTTCTCATTTCGTATCCAATCTGTTCATTTAATGTCATAGTCATTCTCCTCTACACAAATGATAGCATATTGTCTTCAAATCGAGGAAAAAATACTTTACATGAGGGAAAATATCGTTTATAGTTTGTGTGTCTTCAAAATGAAGACAAGAAAGGAGAGCTATGGATAAAGTAAAGTTAAACATCGAATCGATCCGAACAATGATGTCACTCACTCGTTCGCAGATGGCAGAGAAGATAGGGATCAACAATGATCGCTATAATCGGTTAGCTTCTGGAGAGTCTAAGATGCTCGCTACAGAATTTATCAGAATCCAGGAGATTTCTGGTCTGCCATTTGAAGTCATCAAACCTACACCATAATTTTTTTAAACAAAGTGTCTCTGAAATGAAGACAAGAAAGGAGAAGATGAAAACCAGATTAGAAGTTTATCAGCAGACATTCCTAAATCGGAATGACATCAGAATTCTCCTAAACGTATCGAGACCAACAGCAAACAGGATATACACGATTGCAGATATGGTAGATGCGGAACTAGGAGAATACCGAATCGAACCGAATATGGTTCGCTTGAAGACAGTGCTGAAGATTGCACATATCGATGCATCACTGCTCTTAAAGCAAATTAAAAGTACATCGCAGATTGTGGAGTCGCACGATGTACAAGATTAATGGCTAGGATAAGCCAGGAGAATTATATCATGAAAAACATTGATTATACAGCACTCGCATTGTACGGAATGTTCCTGTACTTCTTCGTCAATATGTTTCTGTGGATGGTAGGTATCGCATTATGACAATCAAAGACGAATGGCTCGCTAACCATGAAGCGAAAGACATGAACATCTATCAGAAACTGCACTGCATCACAGCAGAAATGCAGACGGTAGCGAAGAATCTCGAAATTGCTACCAGAACCGACAAGAACGGAAAAGTGACTAGATCCTACAAAGCAGTATCGGAGAGAGACATAATCGATGCTGTGAAGCCATTAGAAGCCAAATACAGAGTCAAATCGTATCCGCATGAACGAATAATCATTGATTCGGGATTCCTCGAAAATACGGATTATAACGGAAATGTGAAGAAGTCATTCTATCTGCGAGTACAGGTAACATATCGGTTTGTAAACATTGATAATCCATCGGAATACGTGGAGACAGTCGCATATGGTGATGGAATCGACACAGGAGATAAAGCGACAGGGAAAGCGATGACCTACGCTGATAAGTACGCATTGATGAAGATGTATCAAATCTCAACAGGTGATGATCCGGATCAACAAGCTTCCGAGGAATACTCAAAGATGATCGACACTGATAAGCCAATGCCACAGAACATGATCTCATATCTGAAGAATATCTATACTCCAGAACAGTTATCATTCATGGTCGAGAGGAGAGGATATTCCAAACTTGAGGAAGTACCGTGGTCTGTGGGTAGTAAATGGATACAGGAGAGACCATTGAATGTTAAAGATGACATACAGTCCTTCTAAATTACAAGACGAGAAAGAGTGTTATTATTCTGGATCACTTGTCAACCTGGACAGACATCATATCTTCAATGGGAATCACTCCTTCAGAAAGAAATGTGATGAAGATGGATTCTGGGTATGGTTATCGAGACCTGTTCATACATACATTCATACTACGGTAGAAGGAAGAGAACTGTTGATTGATCTCAAGATGAAAGCACAGGAAATCTACGAAAGAGAACATACAAGAGAGGAATTTAGAGAACGATATGGAAAGAGTTATCTCTGATACACAGTGTCAACAGGTATTAAACCACATGAAGTATCATGGTGGAATTACCACATTGGATGCTAATCGATACTACGGTATCACTCGTTTATCAGCTCGTATTGCAGATCTGAAGAACAGTGGTATCACCATCTACGATGAATGGATCACGGTAGAGAATCGCTACGGTAAGAAATGCAGAGTCAAAGAATATCGAGTAGTGAATCATGCCTAGTGGATTCATCATTCTTGACAGAAAACTATTGGAATGGAGATGGATTGACGAACCGAAAGCATTATCATTGTGGATTCATCTTCTGCTACAAGCAAATTGGAAAGATGGATACTTTCACGGAAAGAAGATTCCAAGAGGAAGTTTAGTCACATCAATAGGAGCGTTATCAAAGTCTGTCGGAGAGTCTGAGAACACTATCAGAAAGTACCTGGAATTGTTCGAGGAAGATGGACAGATCAAGAGAACAGCAACAAATAAATATACTCTTATCGAGATAGTTTGTTACTCAAAATATCAGTATCAAATTGAAGACCAAACTGAAGACCAATTTGAAGACAATAGAACAAAGAAACAAAGTAATAAATATTTAAAGAAAATATATAAAAGAAAAGACATTTTACCGAAGTACATGACAGAAGGAGAACCGAATGCTGATAGTACCAGATTGGGTGATTCAGAATATGAAGAAATTCGGAAACTGCTTAATTCCGAATAAGTATATAGACAGGTACGGAATAGAGACAGTGGAGAGTTACATATCAGCATTCATCAGCTCTCCTGTAAAGATCCGGGAGATCGTCATCATAACTCAAGACAGATATAGAAGAGAAAGAAGAGAGAGAGGATATATCGCAGATGATCAATGTAATAACCATCATAGGCAGAGTGACCGTTACACCAGAACTGAAGAAGACAACAAACGGAAAGAGCGTAGTAAGACTGCCAATCGCAAATGAATTAACCAAAGACAAAACAATCTTTGTCAACATCACCACATACAATCACTCAGCAGAGTATCTTGCAAAGTATGCGAAGAAGGGAACAACAATCGCAGTCACAGGATACCTGGAGACATGGAGAGACAGCGATAAGACACCACACACAGAGATTGTCGCAAGGGATGTACAGATTGTCAGCCAACCAAAATCCGAAGTAGGAACAGTCTTAAATGATCCTGTAATGGAGAATAATCCTGTTGCTGACTATCTGAACAATGAAAGCGAGGAATTACCATGGTAGACATCTTCACAGAAAACAGAATTACAGAGCTGACTCTGAGAATAGCAAACTGCTATACCATGGAGAAACTGCATCATGAAAAGGGAGCATTGATTGCAGAAAGAAACTGCAGGAGAGAAAGACACAGACTAGAACAGGAGAGAATGAGACTCCAGGGAGTTACCGTGGAAGTAATCGAAGAAGAAACATTGGGATTTGGAGAAATGATATGATGTGGAATTTGGTAAAAGATAAGCTTCCTAGTAAGGATGGACAGTATCTGGTATTGTCAAACAGTAATAAATTATCGGTCAGAGAATTCTCTACAGAATCAAAGAAATTCACGTTATCAAATATCTATGCATGGGCAGAAATAGAAATCTCTGATGTACCATTCCAGGAAGAAAAGGAGCATGAAAAATATTGGTATATTCACAAACGAAAAGTAGAAAGATGTCTCGCATTATTAGAGGAATATGAGACTAGTGGTTTAACGCAGAAAAAGCTTGCAGAGAAATATAATCGTAATGTAACGGCTATTGCAGATGATTTGTGGCATGGTAAATGTTATAGAGAAGACTTGCATTGTAAAACTTGTATACATGGAGAAATCTTTTGGAGAGATGAAAACAAAACACCATATCCTAGATATGACTGTAAACTTCATCACATAAAGTCAATTGAATGCAAATTTTATACTCAAAAAAAGGAGAATGATACTCCAGGGAATCAAAGTGGAACAGATCACAGAGGATGTAGAGGTGAGATTTAATGAAGTATAAAGTTGATGATGTTGTCTATATTCCAATGAGAATACGAGCTGTCGATATTAAAAAATCTGACGAAACAATGTATCATCTTTTCCCAGATAAGGATTCCTATTCAGAACTAGAAGACCGTATCTTTAAGATGATCGTTCCAGAGAGCAAAATGGAAGAGTATTTCGATAAGAACATCACGAAGTATATGAATGGTTACAGAGAAGGATACATGGATTGTTTCGTGGAAGCTATACAGATGACAATTACCATGACTAAGTCAGCTAGAGAATTCGTGGAAATCGCAGAGAAGAAAGTCGAAGGAGATACACGAGTAGACTTGAAGACGATAATTGAGGAAATGAACTGATGCTGACAAGAGTAATCAAACCAGAAGTAGAGAGAGTATGTGCTGAATGCAGAGAATGCCGAGACCGTGGAGATTATCTGTGGTGCAGATTGCTAAAGATGGAAGTAGTGGAAGATGACTATTGCTCCTTCGGTGGTGATCTTCAGCCAGAATACGAGGACGAAGATAAAACATACGAAAGGAAAAAGTATGAGAACGATTAATGTTGATGCACTGATTGAAAAATTTGAGAAAGATAAGTTTGATCGCTGTAGAGACGATTATCAGTCTGGATATAACGATGGCATGCTCCATGCGGAAGTTGTGGCAGATAATTTTCCCACAGTGGATGCAGTGCCTGTGATACGGTGCGGTGTGTGCCGGAGGAAAAGGTATTGCTCATTTTATCGGGGTGACGAAAATGATTTCTGCTCATGGGCTGAGGGAAAAGAAGAATGACAACGCAGATAAAAGTACCGATTGAGGTGAAAATGAACTTGGAAGAAATCATCGATCGACTGAAAAAAGACGGTTTTGTCCAAATTGTGCGGTGCAAAGACTGCAAGCATTATATGAACGAAGATGAAAACTACCCGGATGAATATGGTAACTGTCCGACAGTGTGCATATATATGCCGGATGATGCAGAAGAAAAAGGATATTGTCATAGGGCAGAGAGGAAAGAAGAATGAGCAAATTAGAAGCAGATCAGATTGCTGAAGTGGTGTTTGCACTTGTCGGTGATATTGAAGCACACGGAGAAACCCACATCGATAAAGAGAACCGAGATAATCAAGAAATTCTTACAAAGGTTGTTGACACTCTCGTATGGTCACTAATTCAAAACGCTAAGTATGCAAAACGGCATGAGTATTCTATGAAGGTTATTGGTGAAGATGCTATAGAGTTCCTTGGATACCTTGTCGAAGAATATGACCTGAATGATTACGTGAGGAAAGAACATGAGACCGATTGATGCTGATGCGCTGATTGAAGACGTGAACAAAGTTAAATATTTCAGAAAGATACAAGCAAGAAGAATTATTGATGCACAGCCTACCGTGGATGCCGTACCTGTGGACTGGATAACGAGATATATGAATCATGCAGACATAACGTCAGTAGTGCGTATAAGACTGATGCTAGACGTGTGGAGGGAAGAACAACATGAAAGTGATTGACGTGGATGCTTATTTGAAAAAAGTATGTACGTACAACGAAACAGGATGTGGTAGTTGTAAATTACAAACCAAGTGTCCTGCTGATGAACCCACAGTGGATGCCGTGCCTGTGGAGTTTATCAAAGGTAGATTAAAAGACTTGAGGAAGATTCTTATGGACATTGACAGTGATGATGTGGATGAAATTTGGGATTTGCGGACGAAGATTGAGACATTGACGGAGTTACTTGATATGTGGGCAGAGAGGAAAGACGATGGCAAAGAAAGAACCGTATAAAGATTGGATAGTAAGGTATTACGGTAGCCATAAAGATATACCGCCAGGACATACAGACGGAGAACTAACAGAGTTGATACGTTGCAAGGACTGCAAGCACTGCGATACTGTGACGATATTCGGAAAGACAACACTGTACTCATGCACCAGGAAGAATCCTGCGGTAGATGTATTACCAAACGATTACTGTTCACGAGGAAGAAGGATAGATGAATCTTGATGAAATCAAACTATTTAAATCGGAGCTGAAGATACTTCCTGTGTTGGAGAGACAGTATCAAATCGCTGTACAGGATATCGCATACATCGAGTATCAGATGCAGGGTGTCAAAGGATTAGATCCTAGCAAAGAACCAAGCCACTCTGAATTCGTGGAAATGAAAAACATACTGATACCGATTAAAGATATCAAAGTCAAACGAGCGGAAGAGTACAAAGCGAGAATAGACAGATGCTACAGGACTCTTGACCTATGTAACGAGACTCTGAGAAGTTACCTGGTACAGATATATGTCGGTGGAATTCCTACATACGAAGTAGCAGAGAAGCACTATATCAGCGAGAGCAGTTTGAGAAGATACATCATGTCTGAATTGTTGAACGTGGTGACGGATAAATAATGTAGTACTATGTTATCTGTGAAATAAGGCAGTAGCAATACTGCCTTTTTCAGTGGAGCAGTGCGACTCTTTCTTTTGTTCTCTTTTCGGTCATTAACTCCTCTCTTACACTGCTCCAAAAGGAAATTAACGATATGAAGATTATCGAGAATATAGATCAGCTCAAAGAATTATCAGATATGTACACATCACCATGTATCAAATGCGAAACCGATGATGGCTGTCCAAGTATGGCAGAATGTGAAGTATACCAGGAGTACAAGAAGAAATGCAGAAGTTTGCTGAAGGATTCTACGGAAGAATTGCTTGGAAAAACGTTAGACAACAAGCGATGAAGCGTGATGCTTATCTCTGTGTCGATTGCATGAAGAAAGGATTGTATACTCCTGCGGAAGAAGTACACCACATCATACCATTGACACCACAGAACATTGATGATCCATCTGTATCACTTAACCTGGATAACTTGGTAAGTCTATGCAGAGATTGTCACGAGCTGAGACACAAACCAAACAAGAGCGATCGATACAAAATTGACGAATTCGGGAGAGTGATTGTGTGAAAAAATATCCCTCCATGTCTGAAATTTTGCGAATACTGCTCTCCACCGACTGCCACTCCTTGTTGTGAGATAGAGCGACTAGTACAGATTTGAGAGGATTTGAATGGATAACTACATATATACATATTATCAGCAAATTAAGAACGGATCTATAGTGGTCGGGAAGTGGATTCTGCTTGTTTATGAGTATCTAGTGAAGGGATTGGAAGAGAAACGATTCTATTTTGATCCTAAGAAAGCCAATCATGCTATCGATTGGATAGAGAATCACTGCTTTCATACTGAAGGAAAACTTGCTCCAGGCAATTTGAAACTTGAACTCTGGCAGAAAGCATTACTCTCTGCGATATTCGGAATCGTTGATGATAAAGGGAATCCTGCACATCGTGAACTCGTTCTGATTGTCGCAAGAAAAAATGGTAAGAGTGCGTTATGTTCTGCAATCGGGAGATATATCTGGGTAAATGGTGGATTCGGTACACGAGTATACAATATTGCTCCTAAATTAGACCAAGCAGATATTATCTACAATAATATCTGGACTATGACCATGTTAGATCCAGAATGGCAGGAGAAGGATGCTAGAAGAAAAGAGAGAGACGTACATAAGAGGAAGATAAACGAAGACGATCCTACGATGGAGAGACACAGGATGACAGACTTGTTCATTCCTGGTACTAATTCCACGGTTAAGAAGATTGCATTCTCCTCAAAGCGTATGGAAGGATACAATCCATCACTTACTATCCTGGATGAGATTGCATCATATCCTGCAGAACAGGGATTGAAAGTATACGAGAGCATGAAGTCAGCGATGGGAGCAAGAGAGGACTCATTACTCCTGTCAATTTCTACCGCAGGATATATCAAAGATGGGATATACGATGAGTTAATGAAGAGAAGTACCAGAATGCTCCTGGGAGACTCCAAAGAGACTAAGTTACTTCCTTTTCTTTACATCATTGATGATATTGAGAAGTGGAATGATATCAATGAGTTACGTAAGAGTAATCCGAATCTTTCTGTCTCTGTATCGGTAGATTATCTGTTAGAAGAGATCGCAATAGCAGAACAGAGTCTCTCGAAACGCAGTGAATTCTTAGTGAAATATGCGAATGTCCAACAGAACTCAAGTATTGCATGGTTATCGACTCAAACAGTAGAGAAAGCAAGCGGAGAGCATCTGGAGCTAGAGTCATTCCAGAATTCATATAGTGTATGTGGAATAGACTTGTCTCAAGTAGTGGACTTGACCTGTGTTACTACGATCATCGAGAAGCATGGAGAGCTGTACGTATTTGCTAAATTCTTTTTACCTGGTGGGAAATTAGAAGAAGCGATAGCTCGTGATGGAGTACCGTATCAGATATACATTCAGCGTGGATTCCTTCAATTATCGGGAGATAACTTCGTAGATTATCATGATGTGTATGATTACATGAGAATGCTAGTTGAAAAGTATCAGATACTTCCGTTACAGACAGGATATGACAGATGGTCAAGTCAGTATCTTATACAGGACTTACAGACATACGGTTTCCAATGTGACGATGTATACCAGGGAGAGAATTTATCTCCTGTCATCAATGAACTCGAAGGAATGTTGAAGGATGGAAAAGTGCATATCGGAGATAATGACTTGTTGAAGATGCATCTTCTAAATTCTGCGATGAAGAGAAACAGCGAAACGAATAGAAGAAAACTAATAAAGATAAATCAAAATCTCCATGTAGACGGTACAGCGAGTCTGCTCGATGCGATGACAGTCAGACAGAAGTACTATGCCGAAATTGGTGATAGATTAAGAAATGGTGGTTGATATGGGATTATTCGATAAAATATTTAGACCTAAAAATGAAGAGATCGGAAGAGCAGAAACGTACTTTAAGACACTGACTGCATATCATCCGCATTTCACTACATGGAACGGAAGCATTTATGAGAGTGATCTTGTGCGGTCTGCAATTGATGCCAGAGCAAGAAGTATCTCGAAGCTTAAAGTGGAGATTGTCGGTTCTGCTCAACCTGCACTCCAAGCAAAGATGAGACTCAGACCAAATCCATGGATGACCTGGAGTCAATTCCTGTATAGATCAAGTACTATTCTGGATATGGAGAATACTTTGGTTATTGTTCCGATGTTCGATAGGTACATGGATGTTACAGGGTATTATCCTGTACTTCCGAAGCGATGTGAAGTGATCGACTACAAAGGAGAACCATGGCTACGGTACGAATTCATTGACCGTAAGAAAGCATCACTTCCTTTTGCGGAATGTGCAGTGCTGACAAAATTCCAATACAAATCAGATTTTTTCGGAGAGTCTAATCGAGCATTAGAACCGACTATGAAACTGATTCATGTTGAGAATCAAGGCATAGAAGAAGCAGTGAAGAATGGTGCTACATTTCGCTTTATGGCAAAAATGAATAACTTCAGTTTAGAAACTGATCTACGCAAAGAAGCTTCCAGATGGTCGGAAAATGTATTGAGGAATGAAGATGGTGGTATTCTGCTCTTTCCCAACACATATACAGACATCAAGCAGATAGACAGCAAACCATACACAGTATCGGAAAGCGAGCAGAATTCCATCAAGAATTCTGTTTTCAATTACTTTGCAGTGAATGAAGACATTCTTCAATCGAAAGCATTCGGTGATGCCTGGTCAGCATTCTATGAGAGCGTAGTAGAGCAGTTTGCAATTCAATTCTCAGAAGCGATGACAGATGCGATGTTTACCGATAGAGAGAGAGCATCTGGTTCTTATATGATGCTGTCTGCAAATCGTCTACAGTACATGAACACTGCTGACAAATTGAATGTATCTGCACAGATGGCAGACAGAGGAATTCTCACATTGAATGAAGTCAGAGAGATATGGAATCTGCCTAGTATCGAGGGCGGTGATGTTCGCATCATTCGTGGTGAATACTATAACGCAGAACCAAAACTAGTAGCAGAATTGGAAGGAGAGAACGATGCCAATTAAAGACAACAGGGAATATCGAAACCTGGGATCATTCGAGCTGAATGAAGATATCGTAGAAGGATACGCAAGTACATTCGATAGATATCCTTTGTACGAAGAAGATGGTGTAACTTATTACGAACAGATAGATCGTCATGCATTCGATAATACAGATATGTCAGATGTGGTGTTCTTGAGAGATCACTCTGGAAGTGTGTTGGCAAGAACGAAGAACGAATCTATCGAGATTTTTGTAGATGACCATGGCTTAGGTCACAGGACAAACTTAGGACTTACAGCCAGGTCAAGAGAAATGTTAGAAGACATCAGAGTAGGTAACTACAGTCAGATGTCTTTTTCCTTTGTGGTCGATAAAGATCACTATGACAGAGAGACGCATACCAGGATGATTGATGCTGTTAGGAAAATCTATGATATTTCCGCAGTCTCATTTCCTGCTAATCCTTATACAGAAATTGGTGTTTCAATGCGTGACTACTTTAACGGAGAGATTGAAGCAGAACAAGCGGAGAGACTTGAAGCGGAGAGAAAAGCCAATGAAAGAAAGAGATTGGAATTGCGAATCAAGCTAATGAAGGGAGAAACTCATGGAAATTAGCGAAATGAAACACAGTGACATTGAGCAGAGACTTGCAGAGATCCAGGTAGAACTCGCAAACGAAGACTCAGATGTCGATGCACTCTCCGCAGAAGTAACCAAACTTGAAGAGAGAGAATCCGCATTGAGACAGGAAGCGGAAGAGAAAAGAGCATTGATCGAGAAAGTATCCAATGCAGATGTTCCTGTCATTGAAGAAAGAAAGGAAGAAACAAAAATGTCCGAAATCGAAGTAAGAAATTCTAAAGCGTATGTTGAAGCATTCGCTAACTATGTCAAAAATGGTTCTGATGCAGAATGCAGAGCACTGCTGACAGAGAATGGCAGTGGTACTGTTCCTGTTCCCGAATTCGTTTATGATATCGTCAAGACTGCATGGGAAAAGCAGGGTATCATGGCTCTTGTCCGTAAGACCTACATGAGAGGAAATGTCAAAGTCGGTTTTGAGATTTCTGGTGATGGTGCTGTCAAACATACAGAAGGTGGTAATGCTATTACTCCCGAAAATCTGGTACTCGGTACAATCAACATTGTTCCTGCTTCTATCAAGAAAGTACTCCAGATTTCCGATGAAGTATACGATCTCCGTGGTGAAGAATTCCTTCGGTCTGTCTAC